CTGCCGCTGGATGCACCCAACGAGAAGCAGTTCACCTTTGGTCTGACCCCCGAGAAGCTGACCAAGCAGCAGGTGCAGAAGCAGGCCATGGACAGCATATGGACGATCGCACAGGCGATCATCAGTTTCCTGAACCAGCTGCTGGGCAACCTGAGCAGTTCGTAAGGGTTCAAAATGGAGGAGGTTGAGAATAGGAATGGATTTTGATGCGATCATTACGGGCATCCGGAAGGCGATCTATGGCCGGGAAGTCCGTGAATACATCGCCAGCTCGATGGAGTGGACCCGGGACTTTGTGAACCAGAGCATCGCCAACATCAAAGAGCTGCTCCGTCAGGCCGAAGCGGCACGGGATGCGGCAAAGGCAAGCCAGGATGCCGCCAAGGTGAGCGAGACCAACGCGAAGGCCAGCGAGAATGCAGCCAAGGCAAGTGAGAACGCTGCGGCATCCTCTGCTTCTGCGGCGGCAGGTTCGGCCAGCGCGGCGAAGACCAGCGAGACTAACGCCAGGGCCAGTGAGAACGCCGCAAAGACCAGCGAAACCAAGGCCAAGACCTCGGAGACCAACGCCAAGGCAAGCGAGAATGCGGCCAAGACCTCAGAGACCAACGCGAAGACCAGTGAGACCAACACCAAGAGCAGCGAAATGAAAGCTGCCACCAGTGCCGCCAACGCTAAGACCAGTGAGACCAACGCGAAAGCCAGTGCCGACAGCATGGGGACCAGCGTGGCCACCTGCACCGCCAAAGCCAAGGAAGCCGAAGCAAGCGCAGGGAAGGCCAAGACCAGCGAGGGGAATGCGAAGACCAGCGAAGGAAACGCCAAGGCCAGCGAGAACGAAGCCCGCCAACTGGTGGAAGCGGCCAAGAAGGTGGTGAACACCGACAAGACCCTGACCATTGACGGCGCACCCGCGGACGCAAAGACCGTGGGCGACAAGTTCAAGAGCATCAAGACCGACTGGAATTCCGTGACGGATAAGCCGAGTACGTTTCCCTCTACGTGGGACAGCGTGAGCGGGAAGCCGAGTGTGTACCCCACGAACTGGGGTAATGTATCGGGGAAGCCGAGTAGTTATCCACCGAGCGCGCATGGTCATTATTATCTCGCAGATGAGGGAGATAATCGATCTACTGCAACAACGCCGGATACCTATAATAACTTTCCGAATTCGCCACACGGAGGAATCGCGTTCAGAGGGCTTAAATACTGCACCACGATCGGCTTAAACAGTGGTACAACCTATGCATATCTGCTTGGACTTCGCGGATGGGGCAATTCTTCTGGCGGCAATGCCCATGAAATTGCGTTCACAGATAACGGAATCTACGTTAGAAATGGCTCAAGCACTGCTTGGGGCAATTGGAACAAACTGAACACCAACACCATCACTTCCCAAACCAGTGACCCCGGTGCGGGAAGCAGCCTTGCAACCGGCTCTATCCTGCTGGTGTACGCATAAGGAGGCGAGAACATGGCAATTTATACCGGAATCGGCGGAAGTGCCAAGTCGGTCTCCAAAATCTACACCGGCGTGGACGGTGCTGCAAGGACAGTGCACAAGGGTTATATCGGCGTGGACGGTGTAGCCAAAAAGTTCTATGACGGCGGCAATCCCATCAGCTCCTTTGCACTGGGGACGGAATTTGGCATTGCAGACCCGAGCGGCAATACCTACTGGTATAAGCTGATCCACAAGGGCGTTCCGGGCGGCGGGTTGTACGACAGCACGGCCAACGGCGCATGGCTCTGGCGAACAAACATTGCGGCATCCACTTCCATCAGTGGCGGTTACATCTACGGGTACGAAGGGTATGCACTGGACAACTGGTGTGTCAACTACCCGGGCGGAAATATCACACCCAGTGTAGCAAACCGCCTGATGACCGTGCATCTTCCCTACGTGAAGCAGGCGGATTACAGTTCGGCCAATGTTTCCTCCGGCTCGAACGGCCTTTCGAGAAAGTGCTTTCTGCTTTCCGCGGTCGAGATGGGCGTTTACACCTGGCAGGGCGTAGATGGCCTGATGGCGCAAGAAGGTGCAAAACTGGATTACTTCGACTACACGACTGCTGCCACCGACAAACGAAAAGCAGACACTGAATACTGGACACGCTCCAAGCGAAGCTACAACGGCAACTATATGTACACGTTTTATGCGGACGGAAGTTTCTCCAGTGCAGGCCGCTACAGAGAGGACTCGTACGGTCTGCGCCCCTGCATTGTGTTGCCGCTGAATACGCTGGTGACAACGGTCACTTTTTTATGGGCTTCCAGTAACTATATTAACTGAGCACCCGGAAAGGAGAGTTCAAAATGGAAGAAACAGCGATCCGCCCCGGGTACACGGTACCGACCGAGACCGACGGCACCCCGGCAGATTACAGCGCGATCGAGGCTGCGGTGAACGCACACAACCAAAACGCACAGCCCGGGGAAGCTTACTGGGGTATCCGGCTATGCGGGGCGGAGTATGAGGTGTACGAATACGGAGAAGTGCCACAGCCGCCGACCGCCGAAGAGCTGGCTGCACAGGAAGCGGCGCAGCAGAAGGCAGCGGCAAAGCAGAAAGCCGTGGACACCCTGCCCGAAACACTGGCTGCCCTGCAAAGCGCCCAAACCGACACCGACAGCCTGGTGGTGGATCAGGAGTACCGGTTGACCATGTTGGAGCTGGGGGTTACGCCGGAGGAATAAGAGTCGGGTCAGCCCATTTGTATCGTTTCGCTTATTGGCACACTGAAAAGGAATGCTGATGAGCGATTTTTTTACATTAAGATGGCTCATGCAGAACGTGAGCAGAAAGGAATCAAAATGGAACTCTACAACACCTGTGCACGCCTGATCGAACGCGGCAAGACAAACGGGATGCAGAAGAAGTTGGATATCTTCTTTGCCAACGACCGCCTGACCGAAGAGGAGTACGAGAAGCTGTGCACCCAGCTGGCCGAGAAACTGAAGGAGCAGGGGAATGCTTGACGTCATCGACGTTTCCCGCTGGCAGGGAACCATTGACTGGAAAAAAGTCAAGGCCAGCGGAAAAGTGGGTGGCGTGATGATCCGTGCAGTTTCCACCAAGAGCGGGCAGCTCTACGTCGATCCGTGCTTTGAAGCGAACTATGCCGGGGCCAAATCTGTGGGTTTGCCAGTTGGCGTATATGCTTACACCGTTGCGGTAACGGAAGGCATGGCAAAGAAGGAGCTGAACCTGCTCAAGACCTGCCTGGAAGGAAAGAGCTTTGAGCTGCCCATTGCTATGGACGTGGAGGACCCCCATCTGAAAAGTCTGCCCGCAGCTGAGTTGACGAAACTTATCAAAATGGAGCTCAGGGAGATCGAAAAGTGGGGTCTGTACGCGATCCTGTATACCTACTCGAACTTTGCCGACTACAACCTGAACATGTGGCAGCTAAACGACTTTGACCTATGGCTGGCGGACTACCGGAACAAGCGGCCGACCCGCAAGCACGGTATGTGGCAGTACAGCTCCAAGGGCAAGGTGGCTGGTGTGAGCGGTGTGGTAGACATGAACCATGTCTACAAGGATTACCCGAGCGTCATTGCAAAAGCGGGTCTGACAAGCGTGAAGGGAGCGTGAACCCCACGGAAAGCTTTATCATGACCCATTTCAACGAGGTGATCTCCCTGATCATCGCGGCGGCCATGGGATGGGCGGGAAAGTCGCTCTACGCCACCATCCAGGAGCAGAAGGCACTGAAAAAAGCGGTGAAGGCTCTGCTCCACGACAGACTCTACCAGAGCTGCCGGTACTACATCCAGCAAGGGTACGTTGACTCGGAAGGGCTGACCAACGTGGGGCTTGTATACGAGGCGTACCATGAACTGAAGGGCAACGGCACCGGCACGAACCTATACGAGCGGATGGAGGCACTGCCGCTGCGGGAAGATCACACAGCCTGAACAGGAGGACTTCAAAATGGAGAAATACACCAATGCAAGTGCTGCGACCTGGGCGAGAACCATCTGCCTGATCGTGGCGCTGCTGAACAGTCTGCTGGCTTCGTTCAACAAGAGCCCGCTGCCCATCGACAACGAGCAGCTCCAGCAACTGGTCAGCACCCTCATCACCGTTGTGGTGGCCATCATCAACTGGTGGAAGAACAACTCCTTCACCAAGGAGGCCATCGAGGCAGACGAACTGTTTGCACGGCTGAGGGCGGAGAACAACGCCAGGAAGTAATCAAAATGGAGGAAAAGTCTATGGAAAAATATGGTGCCGCTGGGCATTGATATTTTCATGGACTTTTCTTTTTTGAGTTGTCGGATTTGAGCGATTTGTCGATGGATATATGCCCCGGCATCTGGTATAATAAGGGCACGATAAACAACTTGCGCCTATACCTGTGAAGAACGGAGAATACCTCACAACAATTAGGTAAATTTCCTATCCTAAAAACGGCACCACCGCCAGCCGCGTGGAGCGCGCCATCCGCCACGCCATCGAGGTGGCGTGGGACCGGGGCGACGTGGATACCCTCAACAGCTACTTCGGCTATACCATCCACAATCTGCGGGGCAAGCCCACCAATTCGGAGTTCATTGCGATGATCGCTGACAAGATGCGGCTGGATAAGCGGCAGAGAGCAGTGTGATGGATGCACATGCCGACGTGATATTTTGTGCGCACATCTGGCAATTCTGGAAGGCTGAAAAATGTTTATCGCTATGGAATTATAGAATTATGGATTCCGTAGCGATAAACAGAAACCTTCCGTAGCGATAAACCTTCTGGATTCATTGGGGTGGCAGCAGATGATCCAGGAGGTTGTTTTTATGTTGGAACGTGATGTGGAGCTGTTCATAGAGCACTGTGAATTGAAGGGGTTGAGCAAAAAGACGATTGGAAGCTACGAACAGACGATGCGATTATTTATTAGATTTTCCAACGAACAGGGAATCGTGCAGACGGAGAAGGTGACGCACATGATGGTACAGAACTATATTAGCGTCAACTAATGCGGTTGAACGAGGGTTGATAAAATGACTGCTCTATGATAAAATAAACAATAGAAACAGGAGTTATGCGCGGGATGTTCAAGGATAATATTCCATTGGCAGAACTGGTACTCCGCATCATTGTGGGTAAACCTGATCTGATACTGACCAAATGTGAAACGCAGGCCGACCTGAAGCGCGTGACTGGAGCACGGTCAATTTGTCTAGATGCATATGCCACCGACAGCACGGGCAAGAAATATGATATCGAGATTCAGCGCCCTGACAATGGAGCTGACCCACACCGGGCAAGATATCATTCCAGTGTGATGGATGTAGAAAATCTGGACAAGGATCAGGATTACCGAGAACTGCCGGATTCCTATGTCATTTTCATTACGGAAAAAGATTACTATAAGGCCGGAAAACCTGTATATGTCATTCAGAACATAAACTTGACACTGGGCTTGCCGTTTGAAGATGGAACTCATATTCTGTATGTGAATGGCGAGTATCGTGATGATTCTGACATTGGAAAACTGATGCACGATTTCAATTGCACCAGTGCAGAGGAGATGAACTTTGACCTGATGGCAGAACGAACGCGCTACTTGAAAGAAAACCCGAAAGGAGTGGGCAGTATGTGCAAGGCTATGGAAGAATTGAGAGTTGAAAGCTATGCCGAGGGAAAAGCTGAAGGCGTAGAAATCGGTAAAATGGAACAGGCAAAAAAGACTGCCTTGAAACTCAGTCGGAAGGGAAATTCCGTAGAAGAAATCGCAGACCTTCTTGGCTATGATGTTGATACTGTAAGCAGTTGGATCGCCCCGAAAGCATGTTGAGCGAAATGTGCAAGGCTATGGAAGAGCTGAGAGTAGAAAGCCGAAAAGAAATGGCAGTTGAGATGGCACAGAGCCTTTATGAACAGGGTGTATCGATTGAGCAGATTGCAAAAGCAAGCAGGGTCGATGCGGACACTGTAAAAGGATGGCTCACACCGAAGGCTGGGTAACAGCAGAACAATAAGACACCAGCGTATCGTGTTACGAAAACATGGTACGCTGGCGTTTTTGTTTGAAGAAATTGCTATGTTCTCTTATTGCTGGTAAAATAGGGGCGGATGTACGAATAAGAATGAATGTGGGAGCGTGATGGAAAGTGGATATCTCTTTTAAGATGGGCGATGAAAAGTTCAATTATAGAGTGAGTGCAATCATAATTTCTAACGGAAGAATTTTGGCAATGTCCCATGACAAACCGTCAGAGTACTACTCTCTGCCCGGGGGTAGAGTGATGATGGAGGAAACGGCCGAACAAGCGATGATACGGGAAGTTCGGGAAGAGCTTGGTGTTTCACTGAAGATATCCCGGCCATTATGGTTGAATCAATCTTTTTTCACAAAAGATACAGATGGTCTCCGATATCACGAGATATGTATTTATTTTTTGATGGATACCGCAGATGCTGGCCTGCTGGAAAGGCAAAACACGTTCACTCGAACAGAGGGAACCGATACGCATATATTTAAATGGTTAGAGATTGCTCAATTAAAGGATGAAACTTTTTATCCATTGTTCCTGAAAAAAGAAATTTCCAACCTTCCGGATGGGTTCACGATCCGAACGGAAGTGCGATGATGAATCTGTGCTTTCGATGTTGACGTTTTTGTTGTACAAAATTGAGGAATTTATCCTAATGGCATTTCTTCTGTTGTGATATAATTGTATCGATCAAAAGGAGGAATGCAAGATGATCCATCTGCTGTTAGCGGTGATCTATGTTTCTTTTATCAGTCTGGGCCTGCCGGATTCTCTGCTGGGGGCGGCGTGGCCTTCGATCTATCAGGAATTTGGGGTTCCGGTCTCCTATTCCGGTGTGATCTTCTGTATTATATCGGTGGGAACAGTGC